GGATAAAGAAGTTTGCATCTTGGACTTATCGAGACGTTATCCGACTCGGCTCCTTCCCGGACGACTACAAAGCCAAGACGGACAAAATCGGAAAATACATGATCGGAATGAGCGTTCCGCCTCGAATGATGGAGGCAGTCGCTCGTCAGGTCGTGGAACAATGGATAAAGAAGGCGAGGTGACAACCCATGCCCAAACCGGCACACGTTCCCACGGAGAGATCACGTGCTGAGGTTCTGGCGCTGGCCGGGTTCGGGACCAGGCACGATGACATAGCCACCTACATAGGCATAACGAAAAAGACGCTTTACAAGAACTACCGCGAGGAGCTAGATACCGGAGCGATCAAAGCGAACAGCGCCGTTGCGAAGACTCTCTACAAGCTCGCGATTGACGGCGATTCTCGAAGCTGCATGTTCTGGCTCAAGACCCGCGCCGGATGGAGAGAAACAGACCGCCACGAGATCACCGGGGCCGAAGGCGCTCCGCTCATCCCGGTCATTCAGGTGGTGTTCGACGATGAACCGGACGAGGAAGAATCGACAGATTAAATTCCCTCCTCCCTTCCGACCGCTCTTCCGTCCCGCACGCTACAAGGTCTACTACGGCGGACGCGGCGGCGGGAAGTCTTGGACGGTCGCCCGCGCACTGATCATCAAGGGTCTGCAATCGAAAATACGCGTTCTCTGCGCTCGCGAATTTCAAACATCCATCGCCGACAGCGTTCACAAGCTCCTGAGCGAGCAGATAGAGGCTCTGGGCCTTGCGCCGTACTACGAGGTGCAGAAGACGCGGATCATCGGTCTGAACGGTACGGAATTCATCTTCAAGGGAATCCGCCATAATGTGCAGGAGATCAAGAGCACTGAGGGCGTCGATTATTGCTGGATAGAAGAGGCGCAATCCGTCAGCGAAGAATCATGGGGAGTCTTAATCCCGACAATTCGACAAGAAGGCTCCGAAATTTGGATGACCTTCAATCCGCAGGACGACAACGATCCGACCTACAAGAAATTCGTGCTTAACCCGCCTCCGAACAGCGTAGTACGCAAAGTTTCATGGCGCGACAATCCGCACTTTCCGCAGGTGCTCAGAGACGAGATGGAGTACCTGCGCCGCGTCGACCCGGACGCATACGCGCATGTCTGGGAGGGCGAGACTCGCACCATCAGCGACGCGGTTATCCTTCGCGGGAAGGTGGAGGTCAGACCCTTCGAGACTCCTCCGGTGGACCGCTTCTATTTCGGCGCTGACTGGGGTTTCAGCCAAGACCCGACCGTCTTAATCCGCTGCTTCGTGCTGGACAAGACGCTCTACGTCGACCATGAAGCTTACTCCATCGGTTGCGACATCGACAAAACGCCCGCCTTGTTCGACCGCGTACCCGAGTCGCGTAAATGGCCGATATACGCCGACAGCGCACGACCGGAGACGATCAGCTACATGCGCCGCGCCGGGTTCAACATCAGCGCCGCCGAGAAGTGGGGCGGCTCAGTGGAGGACGGCATAGCCTTCCTTCGGTCGTTCGAGCGCATCGTCATCCACGAGCGCTGCAAGCACGCCGCAGAGGAAGCGCGGCTGTACAAATACAAGGTCGATACTCGGACGGGGGAAGTGCTGCCGGTGATAGTGGACGCTCACAACCACGTGATAGACGCACTGAGATACGCCATCTCAAAACTTGTCCGCAATCCGCGACGACCAATGTCAATAGGTTCCTTCTCAGGGGAGGTGATTTAGCTGAATGAAGTGATGCAAACGAGCATAGCGCACAACACCATGCGCGAGGACTGGCCGCTCTGCCGCGCTCTTTTGGGCGGGACAAAGACCATGCGGGCGGCGGGGGAATCGTTTTTGCCGCGCTATCCTGCGGAGCCGCTGCCGGATTACAAGATACGCCTCCAACGGGCCGTTCTCACCAACTACTACGCCCAGACGATACGGCATCTTGTCGGCAAGGCGTTCTCGAAGCCGCTGGCTCTACAGGACGACGTGCCGCCGCAGCTTGTTGAGTGGGCGGAGGACATAGACCTCCAAGGAACGCACTTCAACGCCTTCGCCGCAGAGGT